CTGCGGTACCTTTTGTTGCGCTTGGTGTAGTATTTCATTTGTCGCCTAAATCAAGTGTTATTTTTATTTCGCCCTGAACCGTTTGGTTTACATCGGCAGTTTCCTTTGGTTTGCCAAACACACGGGAAAGCAGCGTTTCAATGGAGTACAAGCTACCTTTCTCCAAAGACTTCCGCATGGCATTGGCAATGGTCTTTTCAAGGATGGTGGCCTTGGGGTCTTGCCATACGTCTTTCAGCTCATCCAGTGTCATTGATAACATCGCCTGCACGGTGTCGTTTACCTCGCTTACTTTGTAGCCGTTTTCTTTGAGCAGAGTGACAAACTTTTTGGGTCTGCCATTTGGGTTTCTAACCTCACCTTTTTTTGCTGGTATCAAATTGTTTTCGTTTGCCATGTTTCTAATTTGTTTCTAATTTTTTATACTTCTTTGCCACAAGTCGGGCAGCTATCACGTTCCGGCTTTTCCTGCTCATCATCGGTTGGTAATTTCATGCCCCAATGCTCAAGCAATTCTGCATCCCATTCGTTGGCAAGTTCGTCATAATTCCACTCCCCGAAAGAAAGATTGTCTTTGATAAGAAATTCATCACGCTGCTGGGCTGTCCACTTGTCTGCTAAAATGATGGGCACTTCTTTGGCTCCAATATCGGATAGGGCTTTCAGGCGCATATTGCCACCCAATGCTACATATTTGCCATGCTCATCCGTGAAGCAAACAATCGGCCGTGCTTCAAGCATTTCGGGAAATTCAATAATGCTGCGTTTCAACTTGGCAAAATCTTCATCCCGGATTACACGGGGATTATTTGGGTTTGCTTTTACTTCGCTTAGTTTTACCCACTGCATATTTTTTGATTATTACTTCGATTGAAAATTCCCCGTTGCTATGTTCTTCGGGTTTGTCCTTATTGGTTGCCGTGTCTATGACCTCAATATCCCAATTCTCTTTGATAGCCGTTTGAAGCAATATACCCTCAACTGAAAAAGTGTGTGGCGGCTCGCAGGAGTATGGCAAATAGAAATAACGGTGGTCAAGGTTCCAACGGCTCGGCAGCGTTTTTTTACGCTCGTACAAATCACGGTGCGGAATGCTTATGATGATATGCCCACCCGGTTTGCAAATGCGGTGCCAGTTTTGGATGGCAGTCACCGGGTTATCCAAATGCTCCAACACATGGGAAGCGTAAACGTAGTCAAACGTATTGTCAGGGTATTTGTCCATCGTGGTTGCATCGCAATCATCTTTGTCATGGTGGATGCAATCGGTTAGGCTAATTGTGTCCACGCCATCGTAAGTGTCAATTCTGCCGCAGCCGATGTCAATGCCCTGCCCTTTGATGTAAAGGTCGTAAAATCCTGCTGCCAATCTGCGTTGGTGTGCTTTTCTTGTTTCAGCCATTTTTTAATAATTGTATAAGGTTTAATATTGTCCATGCTCCGTAGCCGTTTGCTCCGGTTGGAATTACATTGTGAGCACTTGGGCATATTTCTAAAATGCGGTGGTGCTTCATTTGCTCTGCGATTGCGTAAGCCATTGACTGGTTCCCAATGAAAAGGTTTGAACTGGCAATCACTTGCGCCAGCTCGTAAAAATCCTGCACCGGGTGGTATTTAATATCCGGAAGCTTTGCGCTGATGACTTTAAATTCCTGCGGCAACCCTACAAAGGTAATTCGGTCTTGGTATGGTTTCAGGATGCTGTAATCAAAAGTGGGGTTGTGATACCGGGAAGTGCGGTTCAGCACGATGTCAAATTCAGAGGTGGATTTTTTAAGGTTAAAATCAATTGGCCTTGAAAGGTCGCAAGTCAGCTCCGGGTAAACGTGAAAATACCACTGGCTGATGTGCCCGCTGTAATTATGGATTTTACGGAATAGGTCAAAGTTGTAGTCGCATTTTGCGGCTTCATCGGTGATTTCTACTTTGCCGATGAATTTAGTTGACAGCAGCAAGGGTGTCAGCATTTCTGCGATGGTTTGGTTCATCTGCACATTGCCCAAAGGGTGGTTCATTCCGGCATACTGCCCGGCTACATTGATGCGAAGATACAAATGCACCGGGTTGTTGTGGATTTCCGATGCTTTTCGCATGGCCGGCAGGCTGTAAATTAAATCCCCTGCGTTTCCGGAATGGATAATCTTAACCATTTGCTTCTCCATAAAGTGACTTTATTGCATCAATCATGCAGGAACGGCAGGCCGGAATGTGTCGGCCGTGTTTCCGCTTGTATATTTCATTAATCTTCCCATACAAATCCGGTGGGATTGACAGCGTTCCGGTGCGGTTCACTTGGTCAACGTGCGCTTTTAATTGCAGGCAGATGGCTTTGTCTTGTTGGGTCATAGGTAGCGGTCAATAAATGCCCCACATACTGCGGTCATGGCTGCATAAGCCACACCCCATATTCCGAACTGGTAAATCCAAACAGCACAACCCATCCACCAAGATAGGCAGAAACCACACTCCCAAGGTTTGACTGCATCCCGGTTGCGGCTGTCCACTTTTAGTATAAAACTAACAATGGGTGGGTACACATAGCGGCTCATGATTACGCATAAGCAGGCGAGAGCTATAATGTTAGTCGATAATGGCATTGTAATTATCATTGAGTTGCTTTTTTATTTCGTTGATGATTTGCTGAATTTCTCGGTAATTGATTTTTGTCATCTTTGCCATTGCGGCCATTGAGATATGCTGCTGATAAAGTTCCCAAAGCCTGACCACATACCACTCGGCCCGGTCGAATTTGACTGCCACGCTTTGAAAGTTAATGGTGTCAAATAAGCTATACATGACCTCTTTGTCGGGTCGGCTTTCATCAGGTATTGTATCAACATTATCAGGGAGTGTTTCGGAAATTCGTAAATTGTTTTTGAAAAATTGTGTCCGGGTGTTGCCGTGTATCATGTTTACAAAGGAGCGGATGGCATACCACTTGATGTTGTATTTGGTGGTGAGTTCTTCAAGTTTGTGGTCAGGCAGCTGGCAAAGATACAACATAAATTCCTGCACCATCTCCGGGCTGTGTTTGCCGCCAATATTTTTGGCCACTTGATTTATCCAGTCGCTTGTTGCAATTTCCGTCAATATCTTATCTCGAGCTGACAATATCTTGCAGAAATTCCTTGTATTCCTTTTTGTCACCCAACTTAATGTGGCATTCCCGGCAAAGCGCAATCAGGTTGTCGATGGTGTCAACCTTTTTGGTGCCACCCATGCCCCGGGCTTCGATGTGGTGAATGTCCACAGCCTGCGAATGGCACACTTCACACGGGATGAAATCGGCTACATCGTAACCCATGCCTTTGAGATATGCTTTTGTGTGCGCTTTGATGCACAAAGTTTATTCGTAAATGTTCTATTTTGTTAAAATGTGGATAACTTCAATAAAAATATTTTACATAAATTGTTGCAGATATAGTTTTTTATACTATGTTTGCATCATGAAACAGCAACAAAAACTAAATTTGGAAGTAGGAAGCAAACTTTATTGGACTGATGCCCCTGAAATTCTTGCAGGTATCGTTGTTAGATTTACACCTAAAAGAGATGTAGTTATAAACTTTGTAAGTGGAAACGCTCTTGGCGAAAGAAATTATTCAATATCTATGGCAAAAAAATTCATAATCAAATAACAACATGGAAAACACAATATTTGAACAAGGCTACCACGCTTGTAAGCGTTATCAGTGGCAGCAGCACGATGGAACCAACCCATACCCATTACGCAGCGAAGAATTTAACCAGTGGGAAAAGGGATGGTCGTGGTACCTTGAATGCAAAATCCGCTGGCAGGAAGATGAAGCCATTGATTTGCGTGATATGGCAGATAGAACCGATTATTCCAACGATTAATTTGTTTATTTGAAAATTCTTTTTTAAGTTTGCATATCGGAAAAATAGGATTAGACCCCCTACCGAGAATACCAAGCAGAATGAATATCCCCCTAAACAACACCCATGCGAGTAAAAGGTCGGCTAACTTGGAGCCGGGTCTAACCTTTGAAAGTGTGGGTGTTTTTTTTATGGAAAAAATAAACCTCTACAAACCAACCAAATTACCAGTCGCTGAATGCGATTACCAAATTGAAGATTTCCAAATTCGTCAGGAGTACGAAGATTACCGCTGCCAACGTGGTGAAATTACCGATGCTCAACGTGACTTCTTAAAAGACGAGCATCAGTTGAAAATCATGTATTACCAGCAGTGCAAAAAATTAACCTTGAAGTCATGAGCAAAGACCCTGCATTCCTATTCTACTCATCCGATTTTTTAACCGGAACCGCTTTAATGAGTGATGAACAAATCGGTAAATATATTAAGTTGCTTTGCTACCAGCATCAAATGGGGCATTTATCGGAACGTGATATGTTGAAGATATGTAAAACATATGATGAAGATATATTCAGCAAATTTGAAAAGGATGAAAACGGATTGTATTTCAATGCTCGTTTGCATCAGGAAGTTGAAAAAAGAAAAGCATACAGCGAAAGTCGTAGGCAGAATAGAACAAAAAAAGATATGAATAACATATCTAATTCATATGTCCCACATATGGAAAATGAAAATGTAAATAGAAATGTAATTAAGAATAAAGTACCAACGCTTCAAGAATTTATTGCTTATGCCAATCTTTCACCTGATTACGAATTTACCCTTACCGCCAAATACGAGCAATGGAAATCCGATGGTTGGATGGATGGCAACGGAAAGAAAATTAAGAATTGGAAAACCAAACTTAAAAGCACCATTCCATATCTTCGACCTTTCAAACAAGAGCAACCCCAAAAAATAAACTACCTAAATGACTGAACAAACTATCATCGGAACATGGCTGCAAGGTAAACAGCTACAACATACAGCCACCACAAGGGCAGAATGGTTCATTGACAATGACCTTAAAGCACTTTGCCTAATTATCCAATCCATGTATATTGAAAACGAATATATCGACAATATGGCTGTGCTGCGGAAAAACAAAAAACTTGCTGTGGCAATAGCAACTTGCAACCAGTTTGCAGTATTTGAGGATTTAACCCGGCACGTTCAATATCTCCATCAGGAATTTGTACGCAGAACAATGATTGACTGCATGACAAATCAGGTAAAATTAATGCAGGATGGTGGAGATATTATGGACACCATCAGTAGCACCCAAAAAATGATGGATGAATTGCAACTGGTTGAAAGCGGCAAAGCGGTTGAATTGTTACCATTACTCGGTGAGCGTTTGGATAGCTTAGAACAGCGCAGCAAGGCTGAAATAAAGACAATTGGACACCCAACTGGCTACACCTTTTTGGATAAATACATTGGCGGCTTTGTTGCCGGGGAGAATGTGGTTGTTGCTGGCAGGCCGGGTATGGGTAAAACAGCATTTGCAGTCAGCATCGGAATAGCCCATGCCAAACGTGGTGGCCGGGTGGTAATGTTTAGCATGGAAATGAGCAAGGAACAATTGGCAGACCGCATACTTTCATCACTTGGGAATGTTGATAACCTTAAAGTACGCAATGCTGATGTAAGCGACTACGAACTTGAACGCATGGCAGATGGATTGATGGAGTTGAAAATCAATTTTACAATTGAGGACAGCACCACCCTGAACATTGACCAAATCAAAATGCGCCTGAAGACAATGAAAAACAAACCAACGCTGGTAATCATTGACTATATGCAATTGATAAAGGCAACTGGGGGCAAAAATCGTGAGCAGGAAATTGCATACATCAGCAGACAATGCAAATTGATGGCAAAGGAATGCAACTGCACGGTGATGCCATTATCACAACTTAACCGGGGAACCGAGGAAGGTAACAGCAGGCCGAAACTTTCCAATCTCCGTGAAAGCGGAGCCATTGAGCAGGATGCAGACACGGTTTTATTTCCGTACCGCCCGGAGTATTACGAAGCGCAAAAGAATGGCGGCAATACCAATCCCATTGAAGATGCGGAATTAATTATCGGCAAGTGCAGAAACGGCATGACCGGAACGCTTAAATGCCAGTTTAAAGGAAACACCGTTGAATATCTATTTTAAAAAAAATCATGAGAATAAAAATAAAACCACCAAAGAAAAACAACATCAGGACATCTTTCCGGGTATCTGAAATTGACACCCTAAAAGAAACAATCAAACACCAAGCGGTGCGCATTGCTGAACTGGAAAGGATGCTTAAAGTTGACAATCTAAGTGCGAGCAACGAGTACGCAAAAGCGGCTCACCTTGCAATCAAATCCGTGTTCCCTTACTATCAGGCAGAATACGTTAAACTGCACACCCGAAAGCGTGAAATCGTAGAGCTGCGCCAAATATTCCTTTGGCTTCTGCGAAACAAAACCACAATGCCATTGAAGGCTATTGGTAGGATGTGTGGCAACCGACACCATACAACGGTGATGCACAGCACCCGGCTGGTAAATGACCTTGCAGACACAAATAAAAAGTACCGGGAAGATTTGGACAAAATTAAACTGGCGTTTGAAAACTTTGTAAACTGAAAATCAAATGGAAAAATTCAAGAATGATTTAAATCAGGGCGAAATGGGCGAAAGAGTTATTGCCAATTATTTCTTGCTAAGGCGAGCAATCAAAAAAATAGAATTTTTAGGTAAGGGTAAAGATTG